CTGGCATCAAAGCTCATCGTGAAAGAGGTAGATATCTTAATGAAAAGAAGTATACTTTTGATCAAATTCTTGAGATTACTAAAATTCAATATCGAGAACATTATGATGAACAAACTAAATTTTTAAATTTAGTTGAAAAAGGTTTAGAGATTGAAGGTATGTCAAATTCGCTTTTTGTATTTTCTGCAATTGTGTCATTACAAGCAGCAGTTAGATATTATATTGCAAATTTGTCATATAAAGAGAAGATAGCGGAGGCTTCTACTCTAACTTTAATCAGACATTTTGCTGCATTAGATCTGCAACATCTTAAAGTACATGCAAAACAAGCTATTATTATATATTTACGAAATCATGAAAATCTTTCAACAACAGAGATTTTAAATTCAGTAGATATATTTCAAAAGAGAGCAAATTTGTGTGGTACTATTTTGTCTTTAGCTTCTTTAGGAAAGGCAGAATCAATTATGGATGCTGTAGTTAGGTTAGTTCCAATTATAACTAATTATGCAATAAAATATGTACCAGTGCATCCACTTATTCCATCAGGAACAGCACATGTTGTTTATGATATATCATCAATTGTATTACCAGTAATGGTAAAACGAGTGATTGATGCATTTAGTACACGAATTGATACTACTGTTGTTTGTAGTAATATCAATTCAGCTTACGAGCTAACAAAGAAGAAAATGAATAGAATATCATCAGATATTTATAATATTTTCTATGGAAAGGTTCTTCAAGCTGAAAGTAAAAATCATGCTTGCAGCTATCCAGTACGTTTATTTGAAACGGTTGAGTTATTTAGAGTAAATATTACTCGTAGTACTCCTGGACCTTTCGAGTCAGATCCCTATTCCAATGGTATGGAAGTATATGAAGATTTGCAAAAATACAAACAAAAAGAACTACCCCTTAGACAATTCTTTCAATCTTTGGGTTCTATGCAGGTCGGTCGTTTACATATTTTATATGGTATGAACCTCCACCACCAACGCTTCACATTTGGTCCATATTTTATGGTCTATAATGAAGATAGAAACGTCGTATATATTATAAGAAC